AGCAGGGCGTAAAGAGCACATGCACCCAGATCACCTATTCGGGTCACACAGGAATGCATACACCACAGCCTATCTATCACTGGTCAAAAACCAAACATCCCTTTAAAACTAGGCCCCATACGTATCATCGCCAACATTCGACGGCAACAACGCAAATAAAGGGGGCCCCATGTAGATGCCAAACCGGAAGTCATCCCCCCCAGAGGCCCATACATATGCTCTACCTGCAGAAACTTGGATTTGCGCATTACCCGAGTTCGCCACGGGCTCAGCACCTTGCAAACTAACGATAAGAGAGCCTACGGAATTGTAATTCGAGTTTCCTTCCGTTGCATTGTTGTTGACCAAAATCAAAAACTTATACAACGAAATATATGGCACCTCTACACTAACATAATTCGCACCAGGATCACTCCACGTCCCGGGCAACGCAGGACACACGACGTTCGATACCCCAGGCACCAGACCAGGCTTTGTCGTCGCAAGAACAAGATTCTTAAAGCCTGGAGTCATCGACGTCATGTCTGACCCCCCCGTAAAGAACGAGAATGTGTCCCATCCCACATACATGGCCCCAATCGGTGTATCGCTCCCATAATTGCTACCACCTGGATAAGACTGCAAGGTAGGGTTATACTGAACACGAAAACGCACAGAACCTCTATACCCGCGGTATCCGGAACCAAACCAACGTATCATCCCACTCTCACCATTATAAGTATACTGAGTCGTCGCAGCACCAGTATTGTCAGCAGGTTCATTAAATAAGATACGCCCAATATCCACCATAAACATCCCTTTTATACCTTGGGTGTTCACCGTATTGTTATCCAGGACCGCAACCATAACCCGCCGTTTCACAACATCCCCAACATGGTTGATCGATTCACCAAAGGGATCCAAAGGATTAGACACCTTCGGGGCCATATTCAACTCCCCCATTCCACTCTGGATATCCATCTCCTTAGGCTTCGTTAAACTTGCTTGATAGGGAACTATAGTGTTGTTCTTACTAC